TGCCATTATCTTCATATCAACACCGATGCGAGTCAATTTCTCTTCCATCGATTTTGTAGCAGCAGTATCAGAACCACCAGCACTTCTTACAGTTTGCTTATCACCACCATACTTGTATCGTTTACCAAACATCTTTTCAAATGCGGCTCCACTAACACCGGTTTGCGGTAACAAACCTCGGATATCAGTCTTCTCTTTAAGCCTTGCGCCTGAAGCGGACACAAATGCACCAAGAAGACCTTTAGTCTTTAGTTCTTTTCTGTAAATATCTGCTAGTCTTGAATCTGCCATTTTTTATCTCTTATTATTAGCGGCCTGTTGTTCCATTCTCTGCTTCTCTTCTTCCAAATATTGTGCCAACATTGTGACATATATTTCTCTTTCCCAAGGCATCATGTTGTCAAGTTCTGTAAGACTATATTTGTGATGCTGCATTAATGCAAAATTAGTCTTATAGTAATTGCCTAAGTTATCATGGTATAAATTTATGCGAAAAAACTTTGCACACCCTCCAGTGTGATGTTCTCTTCGTAACCACACTTCTTACATTTGTAATCAATCTTCTTTTCAATCTTTGGCATAGTATCAAAGAAGTTTCTGATATTCTCTAAATCTTTTTGTTGCAGATTGTCCACAAACTCAATGATTTCATCTCTTGTACTGTCTTTCATATGATATACAGTATCTTCATCATACACTTGTTCAATGGATGCATAAATCAAATCCATGATAACATCGGCGTCTTCTCTGCCTGCTGACTTCTGCATTAATTCAAATGTTGGGTATCGCATAACGATGCCAACTTTATCCGTCAATTGAAACTTCTTTGTGTGACCTTCGGTGATTGTTGGTTTTACTTCTAACACATTGAATGATACTTCATTAATTGTGCCACAATCTTTATCTTCACCTTTGTCATCTTTTACAATGTTGTTGCATCGGTATTTCAGATTAACAACTTCTGAAACTGACCTTGCTCTTAGATGCATGAACAAATATTCTAAATCGAACACAGGTAATGCATCAACATCAATATCAGACAATACACAATTCTTCAATACTTGCCTAATAACTTTGATTGTTGCTTCAACATCATCATTCTCTGTATTCATCAGAAACAGTTTTTGTTCTTTTACTAAAAATGGTCTGAACTGAACCACTTTGCCAGTTGATATAAGTTTCACTTCATAAATTGGCGTGTCTATCTTAGGTAACATAATGTCCTCACTTTATTAAAAAATTTAAGTTAATGCTTTACCAAAAGGTGATATCTTAGCAAGACCAACTCCAAACAGAGCGGCTGCAGCTGCAGCGATATCGTAACTTCCGGTATATACTGGTTTGTATCTTTGATAAGCAAATTGTACAGATAGTCTGTGGAATCCATCTTCAGACCAACTTAATTGTTGTGCTGATATTCCAATTGGAAATGCATCAACCAACTCAACTGCATATATCTGCTTAATAAAATCATCATACTGAATCACTTTGATTGGTGTCATGTATCTTGTTGCTTCATCTTTTGCATATCTCAGATTGTTTGTGTCGGAAGGCATAATTGCTTCTATCCATCTTTCAAACAATTTTCTTTCCCAAAACTCATTTGTACATAGGAATGTTAAAGTCATTTCATTGTACTGTGATTGATATGGTACTTTATAAGTTGGACCATATACTTTCGCTTCATGCGTCATTAATGTTCTACCAGGCAATTCTGCGGTTTCACATTGTAATGCAAGATATCTTGATAGCGTAGAGTTTGCACCAACTGGAGATTGTCCAGTAACACTACCGATTGCATCTGTTACTGTGCCAAAGATTGCATTTGGTAAATTCAATAAGTTTTCAATGATGTTGTTTGGTACGAAATCTGAAATGTATTTTGGTAGTGGAATAACAACTTCAAATCTAGATGGTTTTGCAGGACCATCTTTTGAGCGCATATGCGACAAAAATAAATTTGGAGAGAATGACATTAGAATTTTTTCCTTGAGTCTGCGTAAACTTTACTAGTAGTGGCGCCAACAAATGTTTCAACAGGTAACATTGCGGCAATGTCCCATTCATCTGCGGAGATTTCTAAAAATCTTGATTGAATATGACTGTACAAATATCTCTTAATGCATGGTGTTGCCTCAAATGCCCTAGAAGCACCTGCAAGGTAACTATAACTTACTCTTAATTTTGTTTTCGAATCAAACTTGTCATTTGTTGCAGTTTCACTTAATTTATCTAAAAGAATCAATCTTTGTTTTGGGTGAATGTAGTGTAAATTCAAACCCAAGAATCCATCTTTATATGATTCGATAGGAATTACAAGTGGAAATCTATCGTAGTATGGTAAAGTATCTTTTGTCTTTGGGTCGTAAAAGTAAAAGTACATTTTACCAATTGTTGAATTAGTTTTTAATCTATCTCTATCTGTCATCAATGCTCTTGATGTAGGAGTCAATTCTTTCACTTTGGCACGAAGCCAGTTTCTTGCATTATTTGTGCCTGTTGAATAGCCTTCTCTTGCAAGAGATTGTTTAATTCTGTCGATTAGTTTTGCCATTATCTATTTATCTCAAATGCCTATGTCTTTTTCAGTTAGCACTTTGAATTGCCAACCATGTTCCTTACAAAACAAGTCTGCAGCCCGCCACTTTTCTTGGTTGATTGCATAAGTTGCCGCTTCTTGTAAGTATCGTTTTGTCTTTCTTTTCTGCTCAGGTTTTACCGTTTGCTTTTGTGGTTTTATCTCAATGACAATAGTAGATTCTGTGCCATTCTTTTGTTTCAATCTGACAATAAAATCTGGAAAGTATCTGTGCATTTTTTGGTCAATAGGTGACTTATATCTGATAATGAGTTCTTCAGATGCCCACCAAATAACACTTGGATTTTCATCCAACCATTTCATCACCCTAAGTTCCCATGAGGAACGGTAGACAACATTCTCTGAATCGCCTTTGTATTTGCTTCGATGTTTTGGGGTAAACCACCCTTTATATGACATAAATAGTCTCCATATGTATGATAAATATATCTAGTTAACCTATAGGACAATAAATGGCGGGACTACTAAGCTTTCTTTCAGACATTGGTGTACAAGCCGGCGGTCAACCATCAGTAACTGGTCCGTTGTCTTCGTTATCAAAAGGTCTATTCGGATTATCAAATTTAAGATATCCATCTGATTTATCTTCCTCAGATAAAAATCACTATATGACTATTACCATATATGAGCAGAGAAATACTCAATTTGTAAACGATCCGGCTTTGGATGCAAGTGGAAAACAAGCATTATCTGGAGCATTTGGTTATGACGCTAGTTCTGCTGCTGTTAGGGGCGCTGCTGCAGAAGCGGGACAAGCGCTTGTTGGCATAGTCAATAAAACATTAGATTTTGTTGGTGAGGGTGCAAAACTTATTGGTATTGATAAAGGATTAGTGGATAAAGCTGGGGCTGGTGCTCAAACTTTAACTGGATATGCAAATGAAACTTTTGGTAAAGCTGGTGATCCAATGGGTCTTCGAGCGACAGGAAAAATAACTACAACAATCTCTCTTTATATGCCAGACACTTTAGTGTTCGACCATCATCAGGGGTATTCAGATGTTGCTATGGGTGGTGAATTATTGACAGGTCTTGCAGCTGGTGGAAAATCAATTGCTGATATTGTTAATAGTCCTGGTGCTGATGATAAATTTAAACAAGCAGTAACAAACCTCAGTCCATTTGCTTTAGGTATTCTTGCAAACAAAGTTGGTGGTGGTTTTGGAAAAACTCTATTTACTGCCGCAACTGGTGTTGTTCAAAATCCTATGTTGGAAATGATATATACATCACCTAAATTTAGAGAGTTTAGATTTGATTTTCAATTTTATCCAAGGTCACAAAAAGAATCGGAAGAAGTACAAAACATTATAAGAGAATTAAGATTCCATCAAGCACCAGAAGGTTTGGCTGTATCAAATGGATTCTTTATGGTTCCACCTTCCGAGTTCGGTATCAATTTCTATTATAATGGTGTTGAAAATCCAAACATTCCAAAATTAGGTCTTTGTGTATTAGATACATTGACTGTTGATTATGCACCAAGTGGTTTTTCTGCTTATGAAGTTCCTGGTCAAGTAACACCACAAAGAGGCGGAACTGGTATGCCAGTTGCAATTAGAGTATCTTTAAACTTCAAAGAGACTGAGATTAGAACAAAAGCTTCTTATGATAGAGAGGATGGTTTGAATCGTGCTAGAGCTCGAACACCAACTCAGGAAGAACTCAATAATATGGATATTGGTTTTGGTCCAGGCAAATTTACACCAGATTAAGAATACAAATGTCAAAATATTTTAATTTTTTCCCCCAAACTCTTTATACAACTGATACAATATCTGGTGATGTTGTTAAAAATATAACGGCAAGATTTTCTTTTGAAAAGAGTTTTAAAGAGAATACTGCTGTGTGTTATGAGTATGATGTGCAAGATAGTGATACACCTGAAATTATTGCTTCAAAATTTTATGGTGATTCAGAAAGACATTGGATTGTTTTGATGTTTAATGATATCAATGATCCACAATTTGATTGGCCAATGGACTATAGAACACTCATATCTTTTATTGATGAGAAGTATAAAAACCAAGCAAATGTAGGACAGTCTGGTTCAAATTGGGCACAATCAAATGTACATTCATACTATAAAGTTGAAACAAGAACTACACTAAGCACAAATACTGTTGTTACTAATAAATTTCAAGTTGATCCAAATACCTATTCGACAATTGTTGCAACAAACAATGATGTGGCATTATCATCTGGTGGCACAATTAGAATTCAAATTTCAAAAGAAACACAATCATATTATAACTATGAGATGGAATTAAATGAATCAAAAAGAAAAATTAAATTATTAAAACAGGAATTTGTTTCCGCTGTTGAAGAAGAATTTAGAAGAGTAATTAGATAATGGCAGTTGTCAATATAAAACAAACAACGCAATTTAGGATTAAAAAATTAGCCCTAAATTCAAAATATGGAATTATAGATTTAAGTGCTATTTACGAAGAGATAAACATCTTTGATAGCATTTTGAATCCGTGCATGTCTGGCAATATCGTAATTAGAGATGGTGTTGGACTAGCAAAAAAACTACTATTTGACGGCAGTGAATATTTGGATATCAGTATATCAAAAGACAATGAGGCAAGTACCAATCAAGGTACTAATATAACAAAGACTTTTAGAATTTTCAAATTGAGTGATAGACAGAATGTAAATCAAACCTCAGAACTTTACATTTTACACTTTGCCTCAGAAGAGTTAATTTATTCTGAACAACAAAAAGTGAATCAAGCTTACACTGGTATATATTCTGATATTGCAACTTCTGTTCTTAGAGATTATTTAAAAGTTCCAACCAATAAAATAGCAGTAATTGAAAAGACAAAAGGCATTCACAATTCTGTTGTGCCTTTATTATCACCAATTGATACTATGAATTGGTTAGCAAAAAGGTCTGTTAGTGATATCAACTTAGCAGATTTTTTATTCTTTGAAAACCAATACGGATTCAACTTTGTATCTTTGAATAAACTGTTTTCGATAAAGCCACTCTTTGCAATTAATTTTACACCAAAAAACATTTCAGATAATGTAGCTGGTGAATTTTTTGGTGTAAGAGACTATAACATCAGTACCTCTTTTGATATTTTAGAAAACACAAGAAATGGATTCTATTCAAATAGGTTTATTGGGTTTGATGTGTTGACTAGAACTGTTGTTGAATCTGATTTGGGTATTAAAAATCATTATAGTGGAACACACTTGAATGAAAAACCAAATGTTTTTGTATCACAAAACAGAGAAGGTAAAGATGCAGGTTTAATGCCATTTTCAAAAGTGGCTTTATATCCTTTTCAATTGTATAGAAACTCTCAGGTTTATGTGAAGGGTAATGATACTGCTAAGTCTTTATTAATTGATGATACGCACAAATACATCCCACAAAGAAAAGCGATACTACATAATTTATTACAAAGAAAGATGACTGTTGCGTTACCTGGAAACTTTGCTATAACTTCTGGTTTTGTTTTAGATGTTCAAGCGCCATCGTTTGCTACTAAAAGTGATACTACTGAAAAAACTGACAAATCAATTTCAGGTAAATATTTAATTGTTGCTACTAGACATGTTATTAGTTCACAGAAACATGAAACTTTCTGTGAATTGGCGACAGACTCCACAAACAACGGAGTTGTTTCTGCAACAAACGGTGCATTACAACAGTCTAAATACAGATAATGGAAAATACAAATTTTACTGGAAAAGACGGATTTGTCTGGTGGGTTGGTGTCATAGAAAACAGAGCCGATCCATTAGGTATTGGAAGATGCCAAGTGAGAATATTTGGTTGGCACAATACAAATAAACTCAAAGTACCTAAAGAAGATTTGCCATGGGCGCATCCAATGTACCCACTTAATTCTTCAAGGATGTTTTCTGCACCACAATTAGATGAATGGGTCGTAGGGTTCTTCTTAGATGGAGAGAACGGACAACAACCTGTGATGATGGGTATGTTACCAGGGATGAAAGTGAAATGAGCAAACAACTACAAGATTTACATATTCTAACAGCAAAAGCAACTATAGCGCAAAAAAAATATCTTGCTGGCGTAATAACAAAAGAAGAATTCATAAAAGAAATAGATTGCCTTGATTGTCATTGTCATGGTGATATTGTGTTGGACAAAAAACATTGCGATTTGGATGCTTGTTACAGAGAATCTTTAGATGGTATTTTACGATTATATCATTTGGAGAATAATAAATGATTCCAAAACCAGCATTAAGTACCGGAAATAATATATCACCATCAACAAAGGCTGATGGTCCTATTATTGGTGGACCAAGTTATCCATCAACACCTGCGGTTAGGGGTGATGTTTCTGGCAGTATTGCACTAACAAATAAAAATGTAATTCACTCTTGTGATTTTGCAAATGACTTAAAGAAAAATATTGGATTAAAAAAGTTTTTAAAAGCTATTGCAAAGTGGATTAGAGAAGGCATTAGAAAAATACAACAGTTGTTGGGATTTGGTGATCCTTCTGGTACTTTTTCTGAAACTATTAACATGTTAAAGGCAGCTGCCGAATATATTAGATATGTTATTAAAGAATACATAGAACCAATTATTGAATTTGAAAAATATGTTTTAGCTGTACTTGTTAAAATTAGAGCAATCATTCAATGGATTCTAAGTTTACCTGCAAAGTTACTTAAATTGTTACAAGACTGTTTGTCAAAATTATTAAAAAGTTTAGCAAGTCTTTTTGCTGATGTGTGGGCAGAAGCAACGGCGGAAGTTCCATTAGGTGATGCAGGTAAAGGATTTTCAGAATTATCTGCGGCGGTAAAAGACACCGTTAAAGCTACAGAAGAGTTATTAAAAGCATCAACTGTTGCAGTTGGATTAGCAGTTGGAATTGCAACTTCTGCTACAGTAGGTTTATTGGCACCAGTTAGTGAATCAGATATTGCAGGTGCAAATGCAACAATAACTGCATATTCTGGATCAGTTCCGTCTGCACTAGAAGTTCCAGCTGATCCAGACTTTTTGAAGAAATCTACTCCTTAGGAAATATTATGGCAACAAATAGTGATTACGATAAAGCATATGCAACGATAAGTGCAGCGCTAGCATCGAACCCGTCAACAAATTTATTTACTGAACCACCTTCAGCTGCAGATGCAGACCATCCACCTTTGTATCCACATAATCAAACATGGGATGGTGAATCTGGACATTCTATTCAATTAGATGATACTCCTGGTAGAGAAAGAGTTCGTATACAACATGGCAAATCAAAAAACTTTATTGAGATGCATCCGAACGGAGACCAAGTTGTAAAAGTCTTTGGTGAAAACTTTGATATCACAATAGGCAAAAAGAATGTTTATGTAACTGGTGCTTGCAACATTGTAGTCAAAGGTGACTGTAACATGCAAGTTGATGGTGATTTTAACCAAGAAGTTAATGGTGATTATAATCTTGCAGTTAAAGGTAAGATGAATGTTCGTGGTGTTAAAGACATTTCCATTTTGGGTGATAGTGATGTTGGTATTAGTGCAAATGAAAAATTTGGCGGTGCATTGAGATTATCAGCCGCACAGAGTTTAAATTTGGGTTCCGATTTGTATATTAATGGTTCTATTACTTGCGACACACTTACTGCTGAATCCAGAGTTAATGCAGGTATGGGTGTATATGCAGGACCATATGGTTTTACATCATCACTTGGTGGACTGAGTTTGGGCATTCCAACTCCAGCAACACCAGTTGCAACACCAGGATGTATTAATATTGTTGGTTCTGTAACTGCATTAGGTTCGGTCAATGCACCAGTTGGAAACTTTTTAAAATTAAATGCTGGTTTAGCAACGCATGGTATTTCTTCTTCTATTTTAGGCGCTGATTTGATTAATGATATTTTTTATAATTTTCATATTCACCCAACACCTAAAGGTCCATCTGGAACTACAACCGCACCGATGATGAGCGCTTAATTATGGCAACATTATTTTCAAAATTAGGATACAATTATAGTGACCCACATGGTGATGTAACTAGTTTATCTGCTGATACCATTGAACACTTAGATTCTCTTCCACCAATCATTGAAGACTGGCAAACACAAGATATTGCAGACAGTAATGTTGGTAATTACAATCAAAATCCATTAGGAACAATTTCCACAAGTATTGCTGTTTCTGCAAATGCCATCAAAAATGTTGCAAGTACAATTGAAATTTTCACTAATATGGGTGTATCAAATGTGATGGCAAATATTGCCAATTCAGCAAATAATTTGATTACTACGGCAAATAATTTTAAAGACCATACCGATAGAGTATCTGGTGTGACTTCTTATGCTGATTATATCACAGAAGCGGGATCCGCAATTGCATCAACTAAACCATTTAAAGACACAATTAAAGGTTACAGTAAACTTCTAATGTATGTCATTTATCAAACAGACGGAATTAGTAACACATCTATCATGTATGGTGCTCAGACAAGTTTGTTTACTGGTCCGGAAATGAATGTATATTACAATGCACTTTCAACATATGCAAACATAATAAACTCTAGTATTTCATATACACCAAATGTAACATCAAATCTCACATCAACGCAAGCAAATACAATTTATGCGATGATTGCAAATACTGCTTCTTTCATAGACACTAGAAGAACGCATGATGAGACATTTTTTACTAATATGAAAACGATGGTTTCTGACTATCAAAAAACAAGACAATTCTCAAATATGGGTGAATCTGAAATCAATTTAGTTAACAATTATACAGGCTCAAGTAAGATTCTTACCAGAATTAACTCATAAATAGAAGATGGCAACCGCAACCACAAACATAGTCGCAGCTTATAGTGATTTAGACTTGAATTTCACTATACATCCTGTTAGAAAAGATATCAACCGCTACACGAATGAAGCTGCGGTTGTGAATTCTATTAAGAATCTTATTCTAACAAATCACTACGAAAAACCTTTTCAACCAGAAATTGGTAGTAATGTTCGCAGACTTTTGTTTGAGAATATGGATACTATTACGGCAACAACACTAGAAAAAGAAATTGAACAGACTATCAAAAATTATGAGCCAAGAGCGAATATATCTAGATTGAATGTTTCGCCAGACTATGACAATAACGGATTTAAAGTCTATATGGAATTTTATGTTGTCAATAGAACAAGTCCAATAACAATTAATTTCTTTCTAGAACGGATTAGATAAAGATGGCTAACGCTCGTTTAAATATTTCAGACCTTGATTTTGACCAGATTAAGCAAAATCTAAAGACTTATCTGAAGCAACAAAATACATTTCAAGATTACGATTTTGAGGGTTCTGGACTTTCTGTTTTGTTAGATATTCTTGCTTACAATACTCACTATAATTCATACTACTTGAATATGGTGGCTAATGAATCGTTTTTAGATACTGCTATTTTAAGAGACTCTGTTGTCTCACATGCAAAGACTTTAGGTTATACCCCATATTCCATTACTGCACCAATGGCAACAATCAATCTTACTGTTGAAAGTGGTAATACAACTCCAGATATAATTACTCTATCTAGAGGATTTTCTTTTAGTTCTGATTTATTGGATCAAACTTCATACAATTTTACTTTATTGGAAGATGCAGTTGCAACAAAATCTGGCACAGCTTTCTATTTTGAAGATTTACAAATTTATGAAGGCACATTAAACACTTATCAATTTACGCATAATCAAACTTCGAATCCAAAAGCTACATTTATTTTACCAAATAGTAACATTGATACAAGCACAATTAAAGTATCAGTAACACCAAATTCAGGAAACACATTTACTGAAGTTTATAATTTGGCAACAGACATTTTGGATGTTACTGTCACATCTTCTGTATTCTTCTTACAGGAAGATAAAAATGGAAATTATAAAATTTATTTTAGTGATGGTACAGTAGGTAAAGCTTTGGAAGATGGTGCAGTAATTACTGTTAGTTATTTGGTTACAAATGGCGCAACAGCGAATAAAACAAGTGCGTTTGTTCCAAATACTGGTGTTAATGGTCTTACAAATATTACAGTTACCACAACTAATGCTGCGGCAGGCGGTTCTAGTAGAGAATCAATTGATGAGATTAAGTTTAGTGCTGCTTCACAATTCTCTTCACAAAACAGATTGGTAACATTTAAAGATTATGAATCTTACATCAAGAAGAGTTATCCAAATGTTGATTCACTATCTGTATGGGGTGGTGAAGACGAAACTCCACCATCATATGGGAAAGTTTATATTGCATTAAAACCAAAAATAAATTACTTTATCTCTGAGACAGAAAAACAAAGAATCATTGACGAGATTATTAAACCAAAAGCAATTGTTGCTGTAAGTGCAGAAATTAGAGATGCAAAATATTTGTATCTATTGGTTAAAAATACAGTTAAGTATGATAAAACAAAAACTACTAGTTCCGTCAATGCAATTACAACTGCAATTAGAAATGCAATCATCAACTAT